AGCCGTAGCCGGAGCCGTCGCCGGAGCCTGAGCCGGAGCCGTCGCCGGAGCCGTCGCCTTTATTTGTAGTCATTGATCGAAGCCTCGGCAGCCTCGCTGCATGGAATGGTTTCAATAACGCCAGTCAGAAACAGCTCCGGCAAAACCACATCGATCTTGCCGGACTTCAAGCCGTTGACCGCCAAGCCTGAAAGCGCCACGCCGCCATTTGCAACCCAGGACCAGAGGCGGCGGCTGTTTTTCAGAACCACTTGGTCGCCGTTCTGGCTGACCAATTCCCCAGCATGAACGCCGGCCGAGTAGCAGCGGCAGATGACGTACTTGCCAACGAATGGGTGGGCTGTTGGCGCTGCACTTGTCGCTTGAAACATGGCGGCGATCTGCTTGAGTTCGCCGAAGGTGAGGCTATCGATGTTCATGTGTTGCTCCGTGATTGGTCGTGACCAGGCTCTGTGCCTTGGTGAGATGAACGATAGATCCGCAAATAACCGGCGTCAAGCATTTTTGCGATTTAACAAAAAAAAGATTCCCCATATTGCAATCTGTTTTTCTTAGCGATAAAGTCAGTCCATCGAATTCAACCGGAGCGGAATAGATGAACCTAAAGAAAAGCATCCAGGTAGGCCTGGCCCAGAAGCAGATGCGTCAAGGCGATCTCGCCAAGGCCATCGGGATCAGGCCAAGCAGCCTTAGCGCGTCAGCGCAGCGCAATTCTTGCAGCATTCAGGTGCTGGAAAAGATCGCCGCCGCGCTCGATATGACGGTCAGCGAATTTTTGGCCCTTGGCGAGGATTGATCATGCCGATTAATAGAGATAACAGGCGAGAGACCATGCAGAGGAAAGTCTATCTTGCTGCTGAAATTCTTGGTGTGGCAGCAGCAGATAAGAAGTTTTCTGATTCTGACGATCTGGCTATTTTCAATCTTGGGATTGCTGCTCTGAATCACATGCTTATTGAAAATCGCCATGATGAAGCGATCAATCAATTTATTCGGCTTCTACGCTCAAATGGTGACCGCTATGGATCGTGATTTCAGAGGTATTTGGATATCTTCCGAAATCTGGCTTACCAAAGATATGACGGTCGGCGAAAAGCTGATGTACGTTGAAATCGAAAGTCTGAGCAAGCTTGATCGTGGATGTTTTGCGAGTAATGCCCATTTCGCTGAAATGTTTAGTATCTCGCCCTCTCGCGTATCAGAAATCATCAGCTCTCTCGCTAGCAAGGGTTTCATTTTGGTCGATCAAAAACGCCAAGGCGTGCGTACGGTTCAGCGAATAATTCGCGTGATTCCTCTTCATGCTACTTCTTCGGAAAATCCGAAGAACCCCTTCGGAAAAGGCGTAGAAGGTTCTTCGGAAAAGACGCAAGGGAAGAATACAGATTTAAGTAATACAGAGAAGGAAGGAGCTCTTCGTGATCAGCAAGCTGACCACATCCCCTATGAGGAGATTTTCAACACCTACGAACGGGTATTGCCCGGTAAGCCAAGGGTGAAAATTAGAGATGATGCTCGTCGTAAAGCGATCCGTTCGCTCTGGCGCAGCAACCCTAAATTCCAGGCCATTGAATTCTGGGAGCGTTACTACGCTGTAGTGAAATCGAGCAAGTTTTTGATGGATTCGAAATCGCTGGCGTTCGATTGGCTGCACAAGCCAGCGAACTTCAAAAAAGTCGCTGAGGGGAATTATTCAGAATGACAGCCGACAATTATCGGAAGGACCCGTACAGCCAGGAAGCTGAACAGGCCGTACTCGGCGCCATGCTGATCAAGCCAGAGCTGATCGATATCCTGGCGGCGGACCTGAAGGAATCTGATTTCTTCTTCGCTGATAACCGGGCGGTCTTCAAGGCAATAACCCGTCTGCATAGCAGCGGAAAACCTGTCGACTTCCTGACAGTTGGCGAGGACATCGGTACGCTTTATGGAGGCGCTCCAGCATTTGCCTATACCGCCGAGCTGCATCACAACACGCCCAGCGCCGCCAATGCCAAGGCTTACGCCCAAACGGTGATATCCAGAAGCATTGACCGCTCATTGGTCGCGGCCTGTTACAACATCAGCGAAATCGTTGAGGGAGAGGGCAGTGCGGAGGATAAAATTGCCCGCGCCCATGCCGAAATAACCTCGATCAATACCGGATCCGGCGAGGCTGAAACGATCCATATCAGCAATGCGCTAGCGGCGCATATCAAAGAGCTGGAGCGGCGCGAAAGCCTTGATGGATCAATCGATGGGCTGAGTACTGGCATCCCTGCGCTTGATAACAAGATTCAGGGTCTGAAACCTGGAGGACTCTACGTGATTGCGGGGCGCCCAAAGATGGGCAAGACCACGCTGGCGATGAACTGGGCGGATGATCAGGCCGTCAAGCAAAAAAAACAGGTGCTGGTATTCAGCCTTGAGATGACGCAGAAACAATTAATCGACAAATCTCTGGCTTCGCTTGGCAGCATCCCCTTGAGCGCTCTCAAGGATGGTTCGGCACTGAAGAGCCATGCTAAGGAACTTGTCGAAACTGCGGCAATGCTGAATGCCTCTGGCTTGGAGCTTTATGACCGTAAAGGAGCCACCATCAGCCGTATTCGCTCGGTCGCGCGGCGGCACAAGATGAAACATGGCCTGGATGTGCTCTACGTTGACCATATCGGTCTGGTCGATGTAGATGATGCTCGCGCCAGCCCGGTACAGCGGATCAGCGAGATTACCCGTGCGCTGAAGCTGCTGGCCAAAGAACTCGATGTGCCAGTGATCATGCTATCGCAGCTCAACCGGGCCTTGGAACAGCGCCCCAACAAGCGCCCGATTCCTTCCGACCTTCGCGAATCGGGCACAATCGAGCAGGATGCGGACATGATTATTTTCGTCTACCGCGATGAGGTCTATGAGCCAAATACCGAGTATCGCGGGGTGGCTGAAATCATCATCGCCGTGGCGCGAGACGTTGAACCGTGCATGCAGCGAGTGCGCTACCAGGGCAAGTACAGCCTGTTCAGCGACATGCGCGCCGATTACGAAGAGCCTGCGCCACGGGCGCCACGGACTTACGCCAGCAGCTCATTACTCGATTGAGGGGGTCCCATGAAGCCAACGCTAATCCGAGAAATCGAAACGCTGAAACGCTGGAGTGCCCAAGCCGAGGCGCGCAAGTGCCAAGCGCTCAATTTCTACGACTACAAGCCGCTGATTAAGCCACTGCCCGCGCCCATCGGCGGCTGGATCTGCCAAGGGCCGCATCCCGAGGGCATGATCAGTTACGGCTGGGGCCCGACACCGGAAGCCGCCTATGAGAGCTGGACCTATAACGGGATACCTTTTTGATCAACCACTGGAGAAACGCTATGACCACTGCAATCGAAACGACCAAGCGTGAGATGTACGGACAACTTGCCCGCATAAAATTTTATGGCGCTGGATATAACGAACGATTTGAATTGGCGCTAGAGGCTCACCTTGAAGAGCTGCGCAAGGAACTCAAGACGGCCAAGGAAGACGCCCAAGGCGCCAATACCCTCACGGACGAATTCCAGCAGCGCCTGATGGTAATGACCGAAGAGCGCGACGGTGCGCAGAGCCGGATGCAGGCCATCGACCACGCCTATCACGTTCAGGCTCAGGCCAATATTGCGGCGGGGGAAGAGCTTAGGGAGGCTAAGCGACAACTCAAAAAGGCGCATGAGCTGACAATCCAAAGCGAGAAGCTTTCCGGCTTCCGCCTGACTGAATTGCAGAAGGCCTTCAAAGAGCTATCCACGCTGCGCAAATCGCAAGGCAGTACATCGGCTCAAGATTCGACAGAAAGCGTCTCTGGCGCTACACGGTATACATTGCCGGGCTATCAGCAAGCTGTATGCAATCACCTATTCGCGGTATGCGCGCATAACGGCAAAATCGTCTGTGCAAAATGCCGGGTTACCGCAGGAGAGCAGGCATGACCCTCCATGAACTCTTTGAGCAGCATTTCGCCGACCAGCACGACTGTCATCCTGAGCATATCCGCGAGCATCGGCTATCGAATGACTCATACGCGAAGGCCGATATCGCCACGGCATTCCGAAATTTCCGCGCCGGGTATAAGGCGAAACAGATAGAAGCACTTGAATCGGAGCTGATTTGTCCAAAAACACATCAAGACGACCAAGTTTCTTGTGGTGTTTGATCAGCAAAAATAACCAGGCGTAGCCAGCTTATAAAAAACAAACTGACAGAAACTGTAATCCCTTCAATGACTTAGGCGATGACTGGAGGGGTTGACATAAATGCTAAAAATGGAGCTTTTCCATGAAAAATACATTAACCGATGACGAAATTAGACTTCGTGAAGCGCTGATCAATCAGCAGCGCGGCATGCAAAACTGTGCTCCAGGCTCACCGCTCTATGACAAGCTCATGGGGACGAATCTCTATGCGGAGCGTGAAATATTTACTGAAACGCCTACGTTGCTACCAAAGCTGATCCTGCAATGCACCTTCAAAATCTTGCTGACCGTGCTGGCGCTGGGCATCGTCTTGGCGGTGTTCGGATGAGAGTGCCTCCCTATAAGCCGGTGCGCGGGGTAAGTGTGGAAGCTTGCGGAAAACAGCATGATTTTCAGCTGGCCGAAGAATGGCTGGTTAATAGTCACGGCCACCTTGAAATAATGAGCGATATTAAATTTTTTGAGGGCGGGAAATGCTCATTTTCCACTCACAAAACGCTTGGCTACTTTGGTCATTTTGATCGTGTCTGGTACATGGATGAGGTGCAATCATGAGCCGCAAGGACCTGCTGCAACTCGCAGAAATCGCCGCGCTAAAAGAGCTGGCCAATCTGCGCAATAACCGGATTATCGAGCTGGCCAAGGAGCTGAATGCAGCGAGAGATGAATTGGCAATTCTGACGGATGCCTATGAATTTTTGACCGTCGCCAAATTCATTGACGCTTGCGATGAGGCAAAATCACTGCGCAAGGACGCGGAGCGGTATCGGTTTATGCGCAGAACTGAAGACTGGGAAGCGGAAACGCAGAAAATTGAAAACTACAAGCTGCGCAGCGATTCTTACATCGCTGTCAGTGGTGATGAGGTATGGAATGCGAGCGGCGAGGTTCTTGATAGGGTTGTTGATGAATTAATGAGTAGGGAGGCGCTGTGACTGAATATCTACAGAAAATTATCATTGGCATCGACCCTGGCTGCACCGGCTCGCTGGTCGCGCTGAATGCCGATGGATCATTCAATGACCATTTACCGATGCCGGTGATCAAGGTCGGCAAAAAGACCCGCGTCAATGGATCGGCTGTGGCAGCGTTCCTGCGCAACTACTACGGCTATCTGGTCGACGCAGTGATTGAGCAGGTTGGCGCTATGCCGGGTAACGGAGTGTCGAGCATGTTCACGTTTGGGCATTCAGCGGGTGTCGTCGAGGGGGTGCTTCAAGGAATGGAAATCCCTTATCGGCTCGTGACCCCACAAGCCTGGAAGAAGAGCGCCGGGCTGATTGGTAGCGACAAGGACGCGGCCCGCTCACGCTGCATCCAGATCTATCCAGGCCTGCGCTCCTTGGATTTGAAAGGGAAGGGTCAGGCGCTCGCCGATTCGATCCTGATTGCGCGTTACGGAGTGGGGCTTGATAACGGCGGATAACCTCCGTAACCTCTGACTCGCAGGTATCGCGGATTGGTCTCCGCTTCCGGGTTGGTTCACGGCTTTCTCGGGACTCCAGGCCTGCTGACAGCCGGAAAGACGGCACAATTTAATGCGAGGTGGAGAAGTGGTATCTCGTCGGGCCCATAACCCGAAGGTCGCTGGTTCGAATCCAGCCCACGCAACCAGATACAACCGACGCCAAGTGCCCGCAGATACGGAACGTCTTTATCGCCAAGTGATACCGGGCCATAACCACTTCCCATATCGGCGGGATGTCATGCGGTATAACTTGGGATGCAGATGAGTACGCAGGCTGATGCGTGTATTGCGGCGCTACGACCCGCTAGGCCCGCTGAAACAGCACGAGAGAGTCGAAGCCGGAGATCAGCGCCGGCCATCTGTATCAATCACCAGCGATAATGCCAGCGCAGGACCTGAAATACTGTTAGCTTCTGGTGGAAGGCATGACGACGACCGGCGAGAAATCGAACGAGTGCGGTCATGCTAGGCGTTCGGTGCCAGCAACCGACGGCGCGAGATGCGTCGATAACTCTTTCTCACTTAGCCCAAGCCTAAAAGCCTTGGGCTTTTTCATGGGTGCGATTTATGCTCATGGCTCCAAGCATTTCAAGGCACGAGGATTTCACCATGGCCAAGTTAACCACTGCAAAACGCAAGAAGATTCCTGCCGACAAGTTTGCCGGCCCCGGGAAGAGTTACCCGGTTGAAGATAAGGCTCATGCCGGGAATGCCAAGGCACGCGCCACACAAATGAACAATGAAGGCAAGTTGAGCGATTCGGCGAAAGCGAAGATTGACGCGAAGGCTGATAAAGTCCTGGCAAAGGGCAAGCCGAAAGCCTCGAAGAAAAAGTAATTCTCAGCGCCGAAACATAAAAGCCTGGCACTTGCTGGGCTTTTTTGTGAGCTATGTATAGGCTTCCTCACAGGCCAGACAAAGATCAGGTCATCTGTCAAACACAAAATGCGACTTCAATTCGTCAACAGAGGTCAAACCAATGATCAGAACACACCCGCTACGAGGGGCGCCCATGGACATATCCGCTGCAATCACGGCCCTGCTTTTCAAGTATGGATTATTCACTGCAAGCCTCTTTGGCTCACTATTGTCGCTATCTCTTCTTCGGCCGTTATCGAAGAAGGAGGCCGCATTAGCTATTGCTACTGGGTTTTTTACTGCAATTTTCACTACCGACCTGATGATCGCGCACTTCGGACTTCCATCGGATGGAAGCTCCCGAAATGGCGTTGCCTATCTGATTGGTCTAACCGCAATGAATTTCATCCCCGCCATTAAGCTCATGGCTAAGAGCATTGCTCGAGCCGCACTCAAAAAGGGTTCCCACGATGACTTCCAAGTTTAAACAGCGCACACCGGTGGTTGATGGTGTTGACTTGCACTCCCTCGACACGCAAGCAGCTGAGATTGCTGCGTTTTCAACATTGGTTGGGGCCAAGTCTTTCAGCATTGATCTGCAAAATAACTCAGCGACATTGTCCGTCCCTCCGGCCTCTCCCGATATGCCGCTCCAGTCGATTACGGTCAGGCCTGGGCAAGTCATTAGTCGTATAAATGGCGTTATTTATGTGCAGGACAGGGATGCTTTTCTGCTGACTTATGAGCTGGACATTGGATAAAGCATCAATAATTCGCAAATAAAAGCTATAGCCGCCCCAAAAAGGCGGCTTTTTTGTGGAATTATGCTTTTGCGAAGTATGCTTTTATCTGACCAACTAAATCGAGTTACAGCTCATGGCACGAAAAACATTGTGGAACGACGAAATGGCCGGGTTCGCCAAAGACCTATGCTTGCTTGGCGCCACTGATCAAGATCTGGCCAAGCATTTCGAGGTGTCATTAGCCACGATCAACAACTGGAAGAAGAAACACATAGCCTTTCGCCTAGCGATCAAGGCAGGCAAGTTCATTGCTGACTCGCAGGTTGCCGCATCCCTGTTCCAGCGCGCCAAGGGCTGGAGCTGTGAAGAAACGGATATTCGGGTGATTGACAAAAAAGTGATTCTTACCAAGTACACCAAGCACTATCCTCCGGACACTACCGCGGCTATGTACATCCTGAACAACCGACAGAAAGAGCTTTGGCGCACCCACCAAGTGTTCGAACACGCCGGTAAGATCGCCACCGACCAGCTCACAGATGCTCAGCTGGCAGCGAAAGAGCGGGCTCTTCAGGATGAGATTGGAAGGCTATCCGCTCAGGCCGGCAAGCTGCCAGGCAAGTCGCACGAAGGTGAAAATCTACCAATCGATGGCCCTGGAGGATCTGACGAATGAGCAGCCCTGATCTTCGATCCCTGAAAATCGAGCGCATTGAAGTCTTGGAAGAGCAAGCCAAGCGATTCCGTCGCCGACGCATGGCTAACTTCAAGCCGTACCCGTGGCAGCAGAAGGTATTCCGGTCGGGAGCGAAGAACAAGCAGCGCCTATTGATGGCTGCGAACCGGGTTGGTAAGACCTACAGTGCCGCCATCGAGGTCGCATTTCACGTCACCGGGCGTTACCCAGACTGGTGGGAGGGCTACCGGTTCCAAGGGCCGATCACATGCTGGGCTCTCGGCGTTACCGGCGAGCAGATCCGCGACGTGGTGCAGAAAGCGTTGTTTGGGGAGTTTAACGAGTCGGGTCCGGATGGTACCGGCGCCATCCCCTTCGAAGATATCGCCGGCTTCATCCGCTCGAGCCAAACCAAAGATCTGTTGAAAGATGTTCAGGTTAGGCATCAGTCAGGAGGCATATCCCGGGTTTCGCTCAAGGCCTACAGCCAAGGCCAGAATCCACTGATGGGCGATTCTATTGATCTGATCTGGATCGATGAGGAGCCGGTAGATCCGCTAATTTATCCGCAATGCCTGATTCGTACTGCCACCGGTGATCAAGGGAGGGGAGGAATCGTGCTGTTGACCTTCACCCCTGAAAACGGCATGACGTCGTTGGTGGCGCAGTTCACCGAAAGCCTCCAGGCTGGCCAGGACTTGATCAACGTCACATGGGATGATGCCCCCCATCTTACCGCCGAGGTCAAGGAGCAGATCCTGTCAGCTATCCCAGCCTATCAGCGCGAGATGCGATCCAAAGGCGTACCAGTAATGGGCTCTGGCCTGATCTTTACCGTCGAGGACGAGCTTATCGCCGTCGATCCGTTTCAGATCCCGCAGCACTGGACAATCATCAATGGATGCGACTTCGGCTGGGATCACCCACAAGCCCATATTCAACTGGCCTGGGACCGTGACGCTGACGTGTTCTACGTGATCAATGCATGGCGAAAAGCAGAGCATGACGCCATTCAGGCGTGGACTGCTGTAAAGGGGTGGGCGGGGCACTTCCCGGTAGCGTGGCCTCATGACGGCTTGCAGCATGAAAAGGGGGGTGGTGAAGTGCTGAAGAACCAGTACAAGGCGGCCGGGTTCAACATGCTTCCAGCGCATGCTACGTGGCCGATGGGTGGAAATAGCGTTGAGGCCGGGGTACGAGAAATCGGGGATCGGATGCTGAATGGCACATTCAAGGTATTCAAAAATCTGACAGAAGTGTTTGAGGAGAAGCGTCTCTATCACCGCGATAAGAAGGGTCGCATTGTGAAGCTGCGTGATGACCTACTATCCGCTATACGCTACGCCTACATGATGGCGCGTTTTTCTGTTCCGAACATCGGCCAGAAGCCCCGCGTCAATGCAATTATTCCATCACAAGTTAATCACTGGGGAAGGTAGTCAATGGCCCGCCAATCTAAAGAATCGCGCCTCGCTGATGTGCATGACCGAGCCCTAAGAGCGTTCGATCTGTCCTATATGCCGCAGCAGGATGTTCGTCTTCAATGCCTGGAAGATCGACGCTTTGTATATGTCGATGGCGCCCAATGGGAAGGCAATCTGTCGAGTCAGTTTGAAAACCGGCCACGCTTCGAGATCAACAAGATTCTCGACTCGCTTATGCGGATCTTCAATGAGTACCGAAACAACCGCGTGACCGTAGATTACCGGGCCAAGGATGACAGCGGCGATGATGAAACTGCCGATACTATGGACGGCCTATATCGTGCCGATGAGCAGGAGAGCAACGCCGAAGAGGCCTACGACAACGCCTTCGATGAGGCAACTGCCGGCGGGTTTGGGGCGTGGCGACTGCGTGCTAAATATGAAGATGAGGACGATGAGGACGACGACCGCCAGCGGATTTGTATTGAGCCGATCTTTGATGCCGACACGTCGGTATTCTTCGATGCTGACGCCAAGCGCCAAGACAAGTCCGATGCCACCAAGGCATGGGTGCTTTATTCCATGTCACATGCGGATTTTGAAGAGGAATACGGTGTAGATCCATCATCCTTCGACAAGGTAGAAAACTTAACGCGCTTTGACTGGTTCACGCCGGATGTGGTCTATGTCGCCGAGTATTACGAGATCGATAAAAAGAATCGCAAACTGCACTTCTTCCGACTACCAGCAACCGGCGATGAAATCAAAGTCAGTGCCGAAGATCTGGATGACCAGAAGAGGCAGGATCTAACAGATCAGGGTTACATCGAGTCACGCCAAAAGACCATCACCAAACGCGTAGTGCATAAGTACATTATGGATGGCCGCGCCATCCTTGAAGACTGCGGCATCATCGCTGGGGAATACATTCCCATTGTCCCGATGTACGGCAAGCGCATGTTCATCGACAATAAAGAGCGCATGTTCGGCCATACGCGACCAATGAAAGATGCTCAGCGCATCTACAACATGGAAATTTCCAGTCTGGCCGAACAAGCATCTTTGTTTGGTGAGCAGATCCCGATCCTTTTGCCGGAACAGGTCGCTGGCTTTGAAAGTTCGTGGGCAACTAAGAACATCAGCAAGCCGGCCTATCTCCTGGTCAACCCAATCACTGATGCGAATGGCCAGATGGTGCCAGCTGGGCCAATCGGCTATACACAACCACCAACAATCCCGCCAGCACTCCAGGGGTTAATCCAATTAGCCGGTTCCGATCTTTTGGAGCTCGGCGGCAACCAACAACAAGGCGATCAGATCGTCTCAAATATCTCGGCTAAGGCCGTAGAGCTGGTGCAGACGCGCCTGGACATGAAGACCTTCATGTATATGGACAACATGAAGAAGGCTATGCGTCAGTCCGGGGTTATATGGCGATCAATGGCCAAGGCGCTCTACGACGAAGAAGGTCGCCAGATGCGCACTATCGGCAAGGATGGCACTGAAAGCCAAGCTACGCTGATGCAGCCAGCCGTTGGCAAGGATGGCGCGCCTTACATCAAGAATGATCTGTCCAGTGGCAACTATGACGTAGTGGTCGATGTAGGGCCGGCCTTCAACAGCAAGCGTGATGCTACCGTACGTGGCCTGATTGGTGTCTTGCAGTTCGTCGAAGATCCAACCATGAAGGCCGCCATTCTCGGGATGGCCTTGCAGAACATGGATGGCGAAGGCATGACTGACTTGCATGCATTTGTGCGCAAGGGGTTGGTGGCATCCGGGGTGATCAAACCAACGGATGAGGAAGCAAAAGAGCTGGCCCAGGCACAGCAAGCCCAGCAACCAGATGGACAGAATGCGTTCCTGCTCGCCTCGGCCCAGGAAGTTATGTCCCGCGTTCCTCTGCACCAGACCGAAGCCATTAAGAACTTGGCCCAGGCACAGCAAGCGCAAGCCACTGGCGCTAAGTATGAGGCCGATGCGGCGAAGACACTTGCCGATATTCAAGGGCAAATGGCACAGATGTTGAGCGTAGTAAACGCCCTTGCTCAGCAGCAACCATCAAGTCCTCAGACGCCTCAACAACCAGACCAACAGCAACAAGATGCGCAACAGCAACCACAAGCGCAATCTAATGGCGCTGGAGTCAGTGTTTGAGCAATTTAATTGTGGTATATACTCGGTTTCAGGCATCCATTGGCCTCAACAATGAGTGAAAGTTAAAAGGTGAGCGAATGAATACGGCAGATAACGCAGAGCACGAAGAGTCGGAACTTGATCTAGAGGTCGATGGTGAGATGCCAGAGATCGAAGAAGAAGACGGCGAAATCGAAATTACGCTCGGCGACGCGGCACCGCCAGCCGCAGAGGAAGAGGATCAGGAAGCACCGAAGTGGGTGAAGGAGGTCAGGACCAGGAACAGGGAACTTGAACGCGAACTACGCGAACTGAAGAAACAGGCCGCGCAGCAACCCGCTCAAGCACCGGCCGTGCCAAAGCTTGGCGAAAAGCCATCGCTTGCCAGTCATGAATACGACGAAGAAGCCTATCAGGCCGCTCTCGACAAATGGTACTCGGACAAGCAAGCCGTGGATGACCATGCGAAAGCGCAGCAGCGCAAGCAGGAAGAAGCTCAGCAGTCTCAGCAGCAAGTCATGACGAACTACACCGAAGCCTCGAAGAAGTTGCGTGTGCCGGACTTCAAAGATGTTGAGGAGCTGGTCTCGGATGCACTATCTGCCGAACAGCAGGGACTTATTCTGAATGGCGCCGATGATCCAGCCAAACTTGTCTACGCGTTGGGCAAGTCGCCCGACAAGCTGAAAGAACTCGCCTCAATCGCGAACCCAGTAAAATTTGCCTTTGCCGTCGCAAAGCTTGAGAGGGATGTAAAAGTGACCAAACGTGATAAGCCCGCACCAGAAACAGGTTTGAGCCGCTCCGGATCTGCCTCGCGCACCGGAAACGTGGACAAGACCATGGAGCGTTTGGAAGCGGAAGCCGAGAAGACCGGCGACCGCACGAAGATCATCGCCTACCGCGCAGAGCTACGAAAAAAGACAGCCAAATAAACCACTTATTTTTGAGGCTTCATTACCATGGCTAACTCATTTTCCAAAGAAGAGCGCGTAGCGTTCGACCTGTTGCTTGAGGGCTTCAACGACCAGCTCGTGATGTCAAAAGCGGTCAAGGTCTTCAAGAATGACCAGACCATGATGGCGCGCACCAACGACATCATCTGGCGTCCGCAACCATACATTGGCCTGTCTTACCAAGGTCTTGACCAAACCGGTAACTTCAAGGACCAGACCCAACTGTCGGTGCCGGCACGGATCAACCAATACAAGTCCAGCCCGTTCCAGATGACTGCTCTTGAACTGCGTGATGCGCTGCAAGAAAACCGCCTGGGCAATTCTGCCAAGCAGAAGTTGGCCTCCGACATCAACGTGTTTATTACTAACCTGGCCGCTCAGCAAGGCACGTTGGTGGTCAAACGTACCGTGGCCGCTTCCGGCTTCGACGACTTGGCTCAGTGTGACTCGATCATGAACGAGCAGGGCGTAACGTCCAGCATGGATCGCCGCATTGCCGCGTTCTCGTCCCGCGACTACAACAGCATGGCCGGCAACCTTGCCGGTCGCCAAACCATGAACGAGCTGCCCACCACGGCGTATGGACGCGCCCTGGTGGCGACCAACGTGTCCGGCTTCGATGTGCTGAAGATGGACTATGCGCCGCGCATCGTCGCCGCAACCGCGACTGGCGTAACCATGACCGGCGCTAACCAGTTCTATACGCCGGCGGCTACTACGGCTGACGTGAACGGTGGCGGCATCAACGTGGATAACCGCTACCAGACCATCGGCGTGACTGTAGCCGGCTCGACCATCAAGGTTGGCGACGCTTTCACCATCACTGGCGTCAACGCGGTGCATCACATCACTAAGGTGGATACCGGGCAGCTTAAGACCTTCCGCGTGATCGGCATCGTCACGGGCGCTGGTGGTACTGGCACCATCCAGATTTCACCGCCGATCATTTCCGGCCAGGGCGCCACTACTGCCGAACTGCAATACCAGAACGTCACAGCCACACCGGCTGCGCTGGCGCCAATCACCTTCCTCAACACTCAAGCCGCAGCGATCAACCCGTTCTGGACTGAATCGGCCATCGAACTGCTGCCTGGCCGCATTGCCTTCCCAGATGATGCGGGTATGAACGTGATGCGCGCCACCACCGATCAGGGCATGGAAGTCGTCATGGTCAAGCAGGGCAGCATCGATACCGGCAACATCAAGTACCGGGTTGACACCTTTTTCGGGGGCGTTATGAACAACCCAGAAATGTGCGGTATCGAGCTGTTCAGCCAAACCTGATGAAGTCCACAATGTGATACGAAAGGGGCCACTTGGCCCCTTTTTGACAGGAGAAAAATCATGACCGAAGAAACCAAGCTCATCGAAAAAACCATGATCTTCAAGAGCGGTGCCGAGCAAACGATCTGGGGGATCCCGCTGGATACGCTGGAGATTGACGCCCACGAGCTGGACGAATACCTGGCTGATGGCTGGCACAAGCACCCATTCGATGTGCGTGATGCCATGAACGCTGATGCAGAGCGCGACAGGCTGGCGAAAGATGCTGCTGATGCGTCCGCGGCAGAGCAGGCTCGCCTTAAGCAAGAGGCTGATAATGCCGTCGCCGCCACTAACCTATTAAGGGATCAGCTATTGGCAGAGGCTGACGAGATGGGCTTGAATGTCGATCGGCGATGGGGGGCTAAGACCCTACAGGAAGCCATCGATGAGGCGAAAAAATCAGAATGACTACCAAGCGCGAAATCATCGAGCAGGCCTACAGCGAACTTGGTCTTGCCGAATACAATTTTGATATTTCACCGGAAGAAATGTCGACGGCTCGTAAGCGGCTTGATCGTATGATGGCGCAGTGGGAAGCCAAAATAGCGCTTGGATATTTAGCCCCGAGCGCGCCGAATGATTCTGAGGTGAACGATGAGTCAGGGCTTCCCGATGGGGTTATCAATGCGGCGGCTACTAATCTCGCAATGCTGCTTGCTCCAGGCCTTGGAAAGCAGGTTTCGCCCGCAACAGCTCTTGCTGCAAAATCTGGCTACAACTCTGTATTGGCGCAGTTTGCTCAAATTCCACGGATGCAATACCCGAACAACCTGCCCGTGGGCGCTGGCAATAAGCCCTTCCCTGGGCGAACTGGCTATTTCAATCCAAGCCCTGAGCTTACTGTCAGCATTAATGGACAGACCCTAGATGACAGTGAGGGAGACGTGATAACGCTTAATTCGACATCATGATGCGTGCGGCCGGGCACTCTACGGGGGACCCGGCCGGCGTATTGGCCCCGAGCGTGAAGCCGCTACCAAACACATACGACCTTAACCGCGTGCCCTGCTGGAAATATCGAGTTGCGCCAAAGGCGATCAGCTTGTTCGAGAGGATCTGAACGCTGTCGGTCCTGGCGGACCGTGGCACCGCGACGAATCCCGAGCCCGTATCAGCCTCGGCGTAGAAATTCAACCGCCCACCAAGCACGGAAGAGGCAAGGAATTGAAACTCAAAGGTGTACGTGGCCGATTGGAGAACCGTCACGATCCCTGTCATCGCGTCATAGTTACAGTTGATTTGCTGGTTCACATCCGGCAGTACCAGCACCGCTGGTGACGCACTTGCCGCTATAGTGGCGCTGGAACTAATATCCAATATCGATGGCATCGCAAGATAACTCATGTCGACTTCCTTAAAGTAAGAACCAGGCCGATCCGGTGTACTGCATTTGTAGGTTGGTAAGCGCAGTGCCTATGGTTTTAGTGGCTGCTCCATCAATCAGCAAGCCATTCCCATCGACGGTCACAATATTTGCTGTGCCATCGATCTTCTTGATATTCACCAGCTGTGCCCCCCCAGGAATGGCAGGAAGCTTTATCGTGAATGCTGCCGAAGAAGCATTGGCACCTATCAATAACGGCTGGTAGGCCGGCGCTGCTGCCGCGGTGAATGTTGAACTGATCGTAAGAAATAATGGCCTGTATTCAGCAGAAAGCGCCAGCTGGCTTGCGCGAGAATCCAGAAAACTGTTTTCGATATCGTCAATCCTTGAAGATAAGTCGCGATTCTGCCGCAACTCAATGATTAGGCTTTCAAGGTCGCCAACACGAGCTGAGAGGGTGTCAATACTTGGAGAGGGTAGAGCATCAAATCGGGATGACAGTTCATCGGTTGACGCAAGAAGCCTAGCGAGAAGAGATTCTTGACCGGCTATTCCTTGGATTCTTAGGGCTAATTCATCTATGGCATTGCTGTTTTTATTTGCGGTGCTTTGGGCAGACAAGCCCGTTTCAGTCGCGGCAAGGATCAGATCAAGGATGTCGCCGAGAAAATCGGGGATTCCCTCAGACAAATTTAAACCGAGGTTCTCAAGATATTTAACCAGTTGAGGATTGTCCGTCAGGGTAGAAATTAGGCGCCTATCTGGCCTAACCGATCGAGACTCAGGAATGTTGAAATCAGACATAAAGCGGCTCCAGAACGGCCTCTAGCCGCATAAAGGAAACGATTGCGGAATTGGCTCCCCTGAAGCGCAGGCCCATAAAACTTTCAAACCGCACTTTTGGCCGATAGGCAATGCGCCGATTGCGCTCGCCCTCCTTGCCAATCTTGATCAGCCTTGGATCGCTCCAGGTGACGCCATCTTTCGTCCAAGAAAAGAAAATGGATGGATCTGTGGTTACAGCTGCTCGTCCGGGCATGCCGATCAGCTCGACGTTGTGCATGATTGCGCCACGACTTTCGTTGTATAGCAGCACCGTATCAAACTGCCAGCCAACGTCTTCTCCGTACTGCGTGAAAATGTCTTGATGCAATTCACCAAGCCTTGGCTGCTGCCGATCATCGATCAACCATTTTCCATAGGCATACACATAATGGGTACCCTGCAACGGCTTTGTACGGTCGATTGATGAATGCAGGGTGTACCAAACTGGGACGCCAAGGACTGCAGTTGCCGCAGCATCATAAATAAGCGTATGGCCAGGCAAATGAACGCACAGATTCTGATGACGCCGGTTTAGGCGATAGCTAATCGCTGAACGCGAAAGCTGATCCTCGGAATAGAGAGCAATCACGTCCTCAACTTCGCGGGTTGCGATCTTGGTAGCGCTTCCTCCCGCACCTAGATAGACGGAGCACGGCTCATTACGCCCGCTGCCCATAAAGGCTACTACCTGGTCAAATATGCAGCATGTGTGAGTTCCAACAGATCCCTTCTCAATCATGGCGCCGATGTTTCTGGAAAATGGGAAATTAGTCCCGCCAACATCGTTGAAAACTTCAATGGTGAAGCGGTTGAAGGCCATCAATTCCTGGCGAAGCTTGATGAGTGCCACGACTGGGTCGGGATCAGCTTCAGATGAGCCATATTTTAGCGGGTCGACCTGATAGGGATCACTCAACTGAGTTACCACAATCGAGGTTCCGTCGGTCGTTACGAAATAACCGTCCATCCATTCAACGTCAAGTACCTGCCCCAGGTCTGGGTCTGTGACCCTTGTTACTGTTCCGTCTTTGAAATAGAAAAGATTGCTTGCAGAGGCCACTGCCAGACGGTCAAACGAATAAGTGAGCGAGACGTCTCTGCCGTCATCGCCAACGTCACCAAGCACTGTTATTAGGCCATTTTGATCTACGGAAACTAAGGATTCGCCAACCACCCAATACAGGACGCCATTCCAAACAATACTCCCGCGTCCTCTTCCGCTAACGCTTGAATTTGCTTGGTTAAATTGAGTGATCCCCTCAGCGGTCCGAAGATAGCCGGCTGATACGCCTGTTTCCGTAGGAACCGGAATTAAATTGGCTGGGAATGATGATCTAAGGTCTACGCCAGCATCGGCGGTTACCCCTGACAAAATGCTAATCTGGGTCATATTGGATCGCCTGAGTGATTTTTGATCTGCCGGGTGTCATTGTATGAAAAAATAACTTGCATGTTCTGTATTTCACTACTCCGGAGTTATGCCGATGTCGACGATCAACCAGCAAAGTGCGGTCATGAATGTGCAGGGGTCGGATCAAGTCCCCTTGTTCGTTGCACAGTCACAGACCACGCGAAGAGCAACGATGGCCCAGGTTCAGGCCTTTATGCAGAGCGCGCTTACCTTCCCAAAAGCTGGTTTCTTCACGCAATATGCCGCGCCGGCTGCCACAGCGTTCACCGTCACGTTGATCTCTGGATCACTTGATATTCATCTGATCCTGACCCCTACCGGACCATTTGCCGGCGGGACAATAGTGCTGCCTCCATCTGTCAGCTGCGTTGACGGCCAGCGAGTGCTGATCAATACCACTCAAGCCATTACCACCTTGACCATTAATGGGAACGGCGCTACGTCGATCGTGGGGGCGCCTATCGGGATGGAAGCCAACAGCGCCTTCTCTCTGGCTTTTGATGCACCAACCTCCAATTGGTACATGCTCAGCAACAGCGCACAGTCGCCAGTCACCCTGAATGGCACTCAAACACTGACCAACAAGATCATCAGCGGGGGCACAATAAGTTCTGCCGCTTTGCTATCCGTAACCATTGGGGGGACCTCTACAGGAGACCTGACCGGCTTTACCGGCCTTCCTTTCAGGACAGGTATTGCCGGCGTGGTAATGCCGCAATCCGCTGATTTCCTGCAAACTCCAAACTCTGCAAATCTTGCTGCATTAATGACGGATGAGACTGGAACCGGCCGATTGGTATTTGCCACGAGCCCAGCCCTGATAACTCCAAATGTTGGCGCAGCAACTGCCGATTCCTTGTCGCGAGGATCGCCAGTTACAAAGACAACTTCTTTTACGCTGGCTGCCACTGAAAACTGGGTTATCTGCAATGGGGGAGCAACCATTACGGCAACGCTGCCATCTCCCACAGCAGCTGTGGGTCGTGAGGTAATGATGAAAAACATCGCCTCCTTCACTGTGGTATCGGCGGCCTCAAACATTGTGCCATTAGCTGGCGGGGCCGCTTCAACAGCGATCATGCCGGCCACACCTGGCGCGCGCGTTACCCTCGTAAGTGACGGCACAAACTGGATTATTATGGGTCAGTAATGACCTTCACCTTTAGAGAGCAAAGACATGACTATTCGCGCACCAATCAACCCGATCTACGGCGCAGGCCAGACCATCGCGGCAACCAACACGGCAACCACTGTTACGCTAACTGCGTGTTCGAAAGCGATCATGTTGACGAACGCCGGTCCCGGTCTGGCGTACGTTCGAATCTCGCCTAATCTGCTGGCAGCTACGGCGGCTGATGCGGTAATTCCACCAACCAACATCCCGGTGGTTTACACGAAGTTTGCAGACACCTTGCAAATCTCGATTATCTCGGCCAGCACTTCGAGCGTGCATGTAATGCCATGCGAATCGGGGGTGTAATATGGCAATTGCATATAACAAGCTTTTCCAGCCAACCGTCCTGACGGCCTCTCTGGTCACGATCTACACGGTTCCCCTTACCCCCACTTCAAATCTGCTTCGAGGGGCCAGAATTCGACTGACAAACACGTCTGCCGCGGCAATGACTGCGCGGTTACACGCCGTTCCGGTTGCCGGCTCTGCAGCCAATGGGAACGCCTTCTTTTTCGACCAAACAGTGCCGGCAAATGCTTACGTCGACGTTGATGTGCCGGTAATGGGAGCGGGAGATTTCATCCAGTCTCTAGCATCCGCAACCCCAGGCATCAACATTCAAAGTATCTCGGGCGGGATTTTCTCGACATGAAAAACTTTCTACGTATTGCTGAAGGCGTGGATGTCACACCATTACTTTTGGCTATTCAGCGGCGCGGAGAATTGTGGGCCGAAGATACCTTTCTTCGGCATTACCCGCAGGGTCCGTTCGAAGACGTGCTGACTATCTTTCTGCGGTTCCCTGCGCGGGTGGTGTTTGAAGATGCTGATCCAGCTGAGCAAGAGCGCAAGATAGAGCTGTACAAGAAAAACTTACTACCTGGCTTCGATCAGCACGAATCTATTGATTACCCGGCGTACGGATTGCTTCCTGAGGCCAGGTCAATTGTTCAGGCCTTGATGGCTCGCGTGGGAGGTGTTCGTCTCGGCCGGGTGATGATCAATAAAGTTCGCCCGGGCGGCAGGATCTTTCCGCACGCCGATTCGCCAGAGCACGCGAACTATTGGAATAACCGCCTGCATGTAGTCTTGCAATCACTACCCGGCAATGACTTTCGCTGCGTCGATGAGCATGTTTGGATGCGCACCGGAGAAGCCTGGTGGTTTGATCATCGCCTTGAGCATGAAGTTGTCAATAACAGCGCAGATGACCGCATTCATTTGCTCGTGGATATTCGGAGCTGAACTATGCTGACCGCACACATTGAGCCATTCATGAGTCAGGTCGATGAGCTAAAACGGCTCCTGGGGCTGCACTGGGAAGAGCTGGCGCTTAACCGTGACAAGGTTCCACTTGCGCCGCAGTGGCCGCTCTATGCGCAGCGTGAGGCGCATGGCCAGCTCATCTATGTGACGCTACGGGATGGGGGCGAGCTGATCGGCTACATCATCATGTTCGTAGCGCCAGGGTTGCATTATGAAACTTGCCTGACCGCGAGCATGGACATTCTGTTTGTGCGCCCAGACCGTCGCGATGCTTCCGCCAAAGGCGTCTTCCTGATGATTGACACCTTGGAAGCCGAGTTGCGTCGGCGCGGCGTCCATCGGTGGTTTATGGCCACTAAGTTGCACAAGGATATCAGTCCGATCTTCAAGCGCCGGGGATTTGAGCCGGTGGAAATGATGCATTCAAAATGGTTGGGAGATTAATCATGGTCGCAGCAGCAGTAGGGGCGGCCGCAGTCGCTACCAGTGTTTACAGTTCAAGCCAAGCCAGCAAGGCTGCAAATAGTGCGGCGAATGCGCAGCAGGACGCAAACCAGCAATCCATGGATGAGCAGCGGCGCCAATTTGATTCAATCCAGGCCATGCTTAAGCCATATGCCGAAGCGGGCAATCAAAGCATTGACGCACAGAAGGCTTTGATTGGTTTGAATGGCAATGCTGCGCAGCAGGCGGCCTTTGACCAACTTAAAGCGGGGCCTGCATATACGTCGGCGATGCAGTCAGGCACCGATGCCATTCTTCAGAATGCAGCAGCCACCGGAGGCTTGCGCGGCGGCAACACACAAAACAGCTTGAGTCGGTTTGGTGGCGATCTGCTGACCAACCTGGCTCAAAATCAGTTCTCCAATCTTGGAAGCCTGACTTCCATTGGCCAGAACGCTGCCGCTCAAACTGGTAACGCAATGCAGAACACTTCAAACAATATCAGCGGTCTTCTCCAGGCTAACGGTGCGGCACAAGCGGGTAATGCGATTGCGCAGGGAAATGCCAATACACAAATGGCTAATGGCCTGATGCAGGGGTTTGGCTCGTTCTTAGGCGCTGGCGGCACTAAATACTTTTGAGGTAATTCGACATGGGTCCGGTCAATCCAATTAACTACACAGGCATGCAGACGCAGATGGACCCAGCAGCCTCACTGCTGGGTGGTCTGAAAGCAGGTGCTGGCGTCATTGGCGCCCAACAAGATCAACAAATGCATCAATACCAGCTCAATCAAATGCAGCGACAGCAACAGGACTTATCGGCATTAATGAGCAACCCCAATCCGACCGCCACCGATTACGCTAACTATACCATGCGCAATCCAGCTCAAGCTAAAGCAGCCAGTCAAGCTTTCGGGCTACTGGATCAGCAGCAGCAGAAACAGAAGATTGGCGTGGCGTCGCAGGTGTTCAGTGCGCTGCAATCAGGGAGGCCCGAGTTGGCGGATCAGATCCTTGGGCAGCAGGAGCAGGCGCTTCAAAATGGCGGCAACCCAGCAGATCTACAGTCGACCCAAGTTCTGCGTCAGCTGGTTCAAAAAGATCCGGCAACGGCCACGCATGCAGCTGGGGTTTTCCTGTCTTCTGCGATGGGGCCGGATAACTTTGCCCGTAGCTTTGCCAATATCTCTGCCGACCAGAACAATCAGGAGAATCAGCCGCTTCAACAGGCGAAGACGCAAGCTGAAATTGGCAATATCAATAGCCAGGTCGATACTCGCGCCCAGGATCTCGATATCAAGCGTGCTGATACGCAGATCAAGGCTTTGACTGCCCAACTTGGCAAGGAGAACAACGATCTTAAGCGGCAGGAATTGCAGGGAAAGATTCAGGATGCGACGGTTAAGCGAGACCAGCTCAATAAGGATCGATCATCCACCGGTGCTGGGCTGCTTGCGTCTGCTGATAGCGCTTTGGATATGCTATCTCAAGTAGAAAGCGCTCCTGGACTGGCTGGGAATTTTGGGAAATCTTCTTACCTGCCAAATATTAGGGGTAGCGATTCTGCAAATGCTCAGGCAAAAATCGAACAGTTGGGCGGCCAAGTTTTTCTCGATGCTTATAACGCCTTGCGTGGTGGTGGACAGATCACAGAAGTTGAAGGAAAGCAGGCTAAAGCAGCCAGATTGAATATGGATAATGCACAATCGGCTGATCAATTCCAGAGAGGATTGAATGTTTATAAAAAAATAATTCAAGATGCTAGGCAGCGAGTTATTGATCAATATGGTATGAGCGCCGGATCACATGAAGGCGTTGTTATGCAGCATCCGACTTATGGCGCCATTACCCAAAACAGAATTAATGCTGCCGCAGCCAAAGCAGGAATAACGCCACAACAACTTGTTGACCGCCTTAATCAAGGAGGCCAGTGATGGCGAATCTTCCAAAGTCGTTTGATGATCCTGCTTATGATGCAGCAGATGTGGCTAGCGCAGCGACCGCTGGAATTGATCCAATCCTTCTTCGTTCTGTGCGGACCAATGGCGAACGTTCAAATGCTGATCAAGTTAGTTCGGCTGGAGCATCTACGCCTTATCAGTTTATCCCGGCAACAAAGAAGGCGATCCTCGATAAGTATGGAATCGATGTCAGCCTAAACCCGCAGAATGCTTCGCTGGGCGCGGCCTACCTGCTTAAGGAGGGCATGGACCGCAACAAGGGGGATGCTTCGGCTGCGGTCGCCGAGTATCACGGGGGGCTCGACAAGTCGGCGCACGGGCCTATCAATAAGGCCTACGTCCAGCGCGTCATGGGTGGCGCGCAGGACGATTATCTGGATCAGCTGGCGCAGAGTGTCAAGTCAGAGCAGCAAAGCCCTTCATCGACCCCTCAGGGCGCTGCAGATCAGTCTGCGCCAGCTGCATCTTCATCAGCCGATTCTCTAGATGCCTTGGCGCAGAGCATAAAGAATGAGCCTTCAATCGGCGCCAAAGCACTGGATGTTGTAACCGGCGATCTGCGCAAAACGCCTGAGACCGAAGCTGCGCCCGATTGGACGCAGATTCCTGAATATGCCAACAACTACGGAGCCGCTGGTTGGAAGGCAGCACTCGGCACTACTTTTAGCAGCCCAGAAGAAACGGCGCAGGTAATGAAGGCTAACTTCCCGGGCATCTCCGTGCGCCAAGATGCCAAGGGGAATTTCTTCCTGAAATCGGCGGAGAATGGCCAGGAATATGCCATCAAGCCAGGATTTCAACCTTCGGACATTCCGCGAGCAATCGGCACTGTCGCCGCTTTCACGCCAGCCGGCAAAGCCTCAACCATCTTGGGGGGTGCCGGAGCATCGGCCGCCACTCAGGGCGCTATTGAGGCAAGCCAGGCGGCTACCGGAGGCGAGTTCAATAAAGGTGATATCGCAGCGGCCGGGGTGATCGGCGGCTTAGTGCCCGCTGTCTCCCGCATGGCTACCGCCATCGGCAGTAGGCTTAAAGGGCCGGCAGTAGAGGCTGTTGAGGGCGCGCCAAAAGCCGCACCAGAATCGGCTTCGACAATCCCTCAAGCCGTCTCTAATGCTCCGTCAGCAGCTGCACCGGCCCAATCCGCAGCGGCAGTTAGTGAGCCCGCTGCCGCAACCGCTAATGCTGCAGACCAAGGCGTTTGGACGCTGAAAATCGCCGGCAAGGAACATCCTGTTGATGTGTTGCCAATTGAGCATACAACTCCAGATGGCAAGGTCTATCAACGCGTGGTTTACCAGGGCAAGGAAACCTTCGTGCCAAAGGATGATCTGGTACCTCCGCCAGCCATCGCCACATCGGAAGCGGCGCCAGTAGCGGCAGCAGAGACGCCGCGCCCTTCAGCAGCCCCAGTCCCCGAGCCGATTGCCCCGCCGGTAGAGGTTGCTTCGGCCCCTACGGCCGCGCCATTGCCTTCGGCAGATCTATCGGCATCGGCCAGAGAAGCGGCTGTAGGAAGCGGAAAGTCACAGACGCGAGCGCAGCAGGTCTTGGCTGAGCAGGCCGCGCCAGATACAGAAACACTGGCTGCCGCCAAGCGCCTGGGCATTGAGGACAACCTGCAGCCAGACCACTTCACCACCAACCAAGCTTTCCGTGAGCTATCGCAGGCAGTTAAGTCTATGCCCGGTAGTGAAGCCAGAACTCAGGAGCTGGAAGGCTTGCAGGCTGTTGGTAAGCGGGCTGATGATCTGGTAACGGAGCTCGGGGGCTCCCATGACCTGAGCACCGTCTCGCAGAACGTCAAAAATCAGATGGTATCCACGGTCGATGATTTGGAAAAACAGGCCAATACCCTATATGCCAAGATCCGCGAAAACATTCCGGCCGATACCCGGGTCAGCGCGCCTTCTGTGCTGGATTTTATCAATCAGCGCGCCAAGGATTTGGGCGGCGCGGAATACTTGACGCCCTTGGAAAAAATGGTCATGAAACGGCTTTCACCAAAGACCATTACTACCACTGAGCGAGTTCCTGGCCAAGTAGGCATCACCAGCAGCACGACCAAACAGGTCGGCTCTACGAAACTACCGCTCTATGCCAATATGGATGATGTGCGCGGAGTTGTTGGGCAAGCGGCAAGAATGAATGGCCCCTTCAAGGATGCCGACACAGGGTTGGCGAAGAAACTCTACGGGCTCATCACCAGCGACCAAGAACAGGCCATCAAACCTTTTGGCATGACGGAGACCATCGATGCAGCTAAAGCCGCAATACGCACCCGAAAAGCCCTCGAAGATGATGTGGTTTCGCTTTACGGTAAAAACCTTGGTTCTTCTATCGTTGGCAATCTTAATAGCGGTATTCAAGGTTTGGGCAAAGGTGACACTGCTAAGTTCGTGAAGCTGATCAATGCGGTGCCGCCCAGCATGCGCCAGGAAGTTACCGCATCCGCCTTGAATTACGGCTTTAAGAATGGCTCACGCAATGGCTCATTGAACTTTGGCAGCTTCGCCAAGTGGTACGAAGGACTCGAGCAAAACAAGCAGGCCTACACCGCCCTGATGGCAAATCTCCCGAAAGAAGCGCCGCGCATGCTGAAGGACCTATACAAGGTGTCGAATGGCATCGCGTTAGCCAGCCGTGAACGCATCGTCACCGGGCGTCTCAACGCGATCACTAAGGAGCTCGAGGGTGCAGATACTGCAATGCAGAAGATATTTTCAGCTGCTGAGCATGCGGCGCGCAGTGTGGCATTCAAAGGGACTGCCTCTGCGATCGGGTTGAATGGGGCCGGCCTGGCTTCTGGGATCGCCTCGGCGCTAATGAAGAGCAAGCCTGATGTAATGCGCGCTGCAGATCGCCTGATAACGGACCCGGCCTTTATTGCGATGGCTAAGGCTTCCGCCGCCGGAGTTGAGCAAAAAGCATCCACTGTGAAACATTTGGCGAGGTCCGCTCAAATGCGTGAATTCTTCAAGCAGGCCGGCCAGCCACAAGAAATGAAAAATCATGAGCGCTGGCTACAAAGCCTATTTCAATCTGCCAACGAATCACAAAATTAGGGGCGACAGATGTCTACCATTGCACAGATCAATCCGTTTAATTATTTCAGCGACCTTAATGGGTTCGCGTTGGATGGTGGTTACATCTACATTGGACTGCCAAACAGAGATCCGCGCCAATTTCCGGCAACGATCTATTTAGACTCAGGATTGACTATTCCCGCTCAACAGCCGTTGCGGACAACCGCAGGTTATGTGACGCGCAACAATTCTCCGGCGTTCCTGTACATCAACGGCAACTACAGCGTGATGGTCCGCAATCAGAAAGATGAGCAGGTGTATTACGTCGCTGACTTCTTGCTGACTGGTAATAGCGGCGCCGTTTCGATTTCCGATCTGTCGAATACCACAAACCCACTGCTGGGCGCCGCCATTGTCGGGCGCATGCCGCTTCAGATTGAAACGGTGGCTGAGCTGCGCTTGACCCCTGGCCGCTTTGTTAATGACCGCGCTCAGCTGATGAACTACCTGGCCAATGACAAGAAAGGCCGTGGACGATACCTGACCTGGGTCCCTGGTGCGACCACGGATGACGGCGGCATGAAGTTCTCGGCCACTGGTGGAACCTGGCTTAGCGATCTGAACGCCGATGGTCGAGTCGATACGGAGTTCTATGGGCTTCCCCTGGCGGCCGGTGTGTCTTGTTTCGCGCAAGACCAAGCCATCGAGGCGTATTGCTTTGCTAACAAGGTGTCAGCTTGGTATGGAGTGGGGCCAGACACTAGTGCGTTCCCGCCGCGCTACAACTACGGCACTAACAATTGGAACTGGTCGGGGATCCGCACGGCTGGTAACGCACTGAAGGACTACAAGGGTGTGCGAATCTATTCCACTCCAGAAGTGACGTTTGAAACGATTTCTGTCGTCGGCGCCGATGTCATGCAGTGCTGCGGCATACAAAACTTTGGGGTAATCGGTTACCCGACAGTGACGGCCACGCTGAACAACGGCGGCGGCGACCCGGGAGTAGGGTTCTCTGGAAGTAACGCGCTGTCGCTGGTGTTCGGCTGCGTCGATTGCGTATTTGAGCTGAACGTCAATGGAATGCCTGGCATCTACCGGCTGAGCGGGGCGATTGATGGCGGCCAAGCCTTTTCGATCCAGCCAGGCACCGGAAACACCAATCCTTATAACAACGTGGTTCTGCGTGGAACCGCTAACAATTGTACGCAAGGTTTTGGGTGCGACTTCAATCTTGACGATATGGTGCTTCACCCATTACAGGGCATCCAAATTGATCTGGACATCAAGAACTGTTATCGAGGTATTTCGATAGGCGGCGCTGCGGCAACTGTTGCGCACTCGACCAAAGCATGCACGGATATCTCAGGCTCGGCGCGAATTCAGGATTGCCAGCAAGCCTATGTAAACTTCAGGTCGATTGGAACAAACCTAAAAGTATCCGTCGTCAACACGAAAGATGTTGCTGCTCTCATCAAAAACGTGAATAGCCCGGCAGTTGTCACCACCAATATTCTTGGCGCAAAACAGGGTTCTCTGGATATTCGCGGCCGTATTCTTAGTACTGATGTGCATCTGCAAATTGGTGGCACGAGTATGGGGGGAGGCGATGTCGGCTCGACGGAAAACTTTAATCTTGTTCATGATGTAAGCCTTAACTCGGCCACGACCGCTGTAATGTCGGTGGTGAACTTTGGCGGAAACTCAGTGGACAAGTCAGTAATATCGGTCTTTGGAATTCTGACTGGGTTTCAAGCGATTAACACGGATGGCAGCAATACCCTCATCGTGAATGGTGCGACTACCATTCCGACAATTTATCCTGGCGACACTAACGTTACGGCGCTACGTGTTCCACTGTACAAGGCGATTTTCAGTGTGCCACTGACCGCAGTCCGGGCAGTGACGTTCACATCGGCCGCTGTGATTGGCGATGTGGTCCGTGTTGTTAGACTGGCGGCGGCCACCGGCGGCGGGGTGTCGGTGGGAGGGCTTGTTAACATTCTGCCCGGCACATGGGCCGAGGCCACCTTTAGCGGATCTGTTTGGAATATTACTGGTCAGGGGAGTCTCTAACATGCAACTAATCCCACAATGGCGCAACTGGTGGCGCCGGTATAGCACCTGGCTCTTAGCTGCAGGTGGCACGCTGACAACCCTGCAAAGCGCGATGCCGTCGATCCAACAATACCTGCCGGACGGACAGTACAAGGCGATCATGGTCGGGCTGTTCGCGCTGACCTTTATCGCGGTGCACATTCCACAGCCTTCGGTTTCGGGAGATCCTAAATGATCCAGACTCGCGGCGTACGCAATAACAATCCGGGCAATATCGACTATAACAAGGTGAATGCCTGGCAAGGCCAGCTGGGTCTAGAAGTTGGAGTGCCGTCCCCGCGCTTCGCCCGTTTTGATACGCCAGAGAATGGCATCCGGGCGCTTGGTAAGCTACTCCAGACCTACCAGTCCAAGTATGGCCTTAACACGGTAAAGGCCATTATCAGCCGCTGGGCGCCGAGCAATGAGAACGATACGGGGGCCTATGTCCGCGCCGTCGAGCAGGATACCGGCACCGCGCCGGGGGCAGTTGTCAGCCTGAAGAATTCATCAGTGCTGTTCGGCTTCGTCAAGGCGATTATCCACCATGAGAACGGATGCGACCCATACCCCGACTCGGTTATTCAGGAAGGCGTTCGGAGGGCTTTGGCATGAGTCTCACAGCTATCATCATGATGATTATCGGCTTGGGGGGAGCCATCCTCGGCGCCCTGATCGGTCACCCCTTCAGTAAGGCTGCTGGCAAGTCCCAGGGCGCGGCTGAAGCCACGCAAACCCAAGTCGTCGAACAAGCCAAAGCGGTGGTTGCGGCCACCCAGGAGAGAGTCAATGTTGACCAGAAAGTTGCTGCTACTCCCCGCGCTGACATTGATAGCCAGTTGTCAGAGTTCTCCCGCCCCGATTGACACGGCCTGCGCCTGGGTCAAGCCGATCTATACCAACAAGGCCGATCGGGCAGCGATGGCCGATGGACTAGCTCAGCAACTCGCCGCTCACAACCAGCTGTACAAGAGTCACTGTATGAAATGAGAAAGGCCGGCATTGCGCCGGCCTTTTTCATTTCTTCATGAGAGGAATACATCGATCCATAAAATCGCTCAGCATGTGACAAAATACTTCGCTTGTTCTTTTGTCAGTAGGAACGCCGGCGTACTCCAGAATGTTGAAAATAGCGTGACCTGCTTCATGTGCGAGTGTCGATAAACTCTTATCAAACACACCGATTATCTGCACGCGCCCGTTTTCGCAATTGGAAGAGAGCCCGGCGGCATCCTCCGCGTCTATCTTATCCGCATGATACTTCGCTCTCAAATCCAAGAACGCAGCCCTCGATGTCACGAAGTATAAGGTAGCTCCGAAAGGGTTCGCGTCCATGCGGGTTATATGTTTGGCGGATTTGTTCTTGTTGGCCATCTTTTTCCTCCTTCTTGTCGAACATCAATGATCGGTCGTGTTCTTCGTTGCGGATCTGATCCGCATGGCGTTGCTGCCGGATTTTGCTGCACCGTTGGTGATTGCCCCGACTCCGATTGGTATGGCACACATCGCACTGCAGGGGAAGTTCCGGGCAGTTGGATTTGAGTTTGCCGGGAAGCGGTTTCGTCATGCCTTCTCCCTCAATGCTTGAATGTCCGTCGATTTTTCCAGCAGCCGAATTATCGACTGAATCCCCTAACGCTGTGCCGGAGGCTTGTTGTCGAGTGCGCGGCGCATATTGTCGATGACCGGGACCAGGCTGATATTCTCGTTCACCGACTCCAGCATTTCCCGCGCAAAGGCCACGCCCTGGCGGAAGCCGTAGAAGTCATTCATTCCGGAATCTCTTCGGCGGGTTGTATTTGAGCTGTAGAGCCGGTCCATTCGCCGTCTTCAATCATCTGGCGCAGGCGTTTTTCCTGAGCAGCCCGCGCAGCAGCCCACGCAGCATCCCCCGCAGCATCCCGCGCAGCAGCCCCCACAGCAGCCCGCGCAGCAGCCCACGCAGCAGCCCGCGCAGCATCCCCCGCAGCAGCCCGCGCAGCAGCTCCCGCAGCATCCCACGCAGCAGCCCACGCAGCATCCCACGCAGCATCCCCCGCAGCATCCCGCGCAGCAGCCCCCACAGCAGCCCACGCAGCAGCCCGCGCAGCATCCCACGCAGCAGCCCGCGCAGCATCCCGCGCAGCATCATCGCAAAGTCCATTGGCGAATTGTTCGGCGACATCCAGAGCATTCAGGCTGCGCAGATCGGTCATCAGGTGCCGAGCTTGGCTAGCAGCCCATACAGCGAATAGGCGAAAGTCACGGTCATGGACTTTGAATGCGCGAGCACACCACAAGGCATCATCCAGGCCATTGCTGTCGAGGATAGTCATCAGCGAAATAGGCTCATCGTCGGCCTTGGTCTTGCCGAGGGTATTGAGCAGCTTCTTCCAACCTTCAGTGCATGGATCGTTTTTACGGATCTGGTTTAACGTGGTCATGAATTTCATTGGTCTAATGCTCCAGTTATTGAATGGGTTACTTGCACAGAGTGATGGCTACCAAATCCAGCATTTTGTCGATGCGCTTGCCGCGTTCCAGCTTCTCGTCGATAGCAATCTGAATGTAGGTGTTCATCGACATATGCTCTGCGGCCGCTGCCTCCTGCACCTTGGAGCGTGTGTCTTCTTGATCGAAGCGCACGACGAATTTGTCTCGGTCTACGGATTGAATCTTGGTCATATGCGATGCCTTATTGGGAGCTGTTTCGCCAATCATAACGCCATCGCATATTATGTCAATGGCGAATTATGATTAAAGAAAAGCCCGGCACATGGCCGGGCTCTTGGAGTGCTTGGGCTTATGGCAGCGTCAGCACATCGCGCAGGCCTTCCGGGCTCGATGGCGAGACAATGCCGTCGTCTTCCATGCGCATCAGTGCCTGCTCGATCAGGTTGTCGTCGTCACCGTAGATTGGGCGCAGCACCGAATCATCGGCTGAGGTAGCCTTGATTACAGCCTTGACCGCCGTGGCGTAGAACACTTCAAGGGTGGCATCGTCATAGACCGGAAGGGCTTTTGCGTCGGCGTCCTTATTGCGCACAAGTTCGTATTGGCCGCTTTCTTCGGTGCCGGCCCAAGCCACCAGACCTTCGCCTGCCAAAACCTTGAGGATCGCGTCGGCTTTTTCGTAGCCGATTTTCAGTTGAGATTGGAGCCCGGCTATTGAAGCGTTTTTGAACTCGGCAACGAATGAGCGGCCCCTGTCGATGATTGCTTGGTCGAGGATAATATCCTTTTGTTCGGCCTTGGCGGTCTTTTTGGCGGTGGCTTTAGCAAGTTTCTTCGGCTCAGATCCAGCATCTAGTGGAAGTGATTTCTGGTCTTTTTCGCCGCGAATCGCATCAAGCCCTTGTAGGTAGTCGCGCTCATACAGGAGGACAAGTACGTCGCTTTGATCTTGGGTCTTGTCCGCTAATTCGTGCAGGTATTCTTCGTCGCCCTCAGCCTCGCCGACGATCTGCCACTTCTTGCCGATGGCGACCTTCTTCAGCTTCATTCGCACGGTCTTGGTGGCTTGAGAGCTGATCATCAGGATAGCGGTATCGATAGCCGCTTCCAGGTCTTTGGTCATTTCCTGAATGGCCGAGTCTTGCTGCTGCTCGCTCATGTTCTTGAATGCGACGGCATGGCCGCTGATGGTGGTGACCATCGCCTTCAGGAGGTCGTGTCCCATCAGCTCGCGAGCCTTCTCCATTGGGAGTTTGCCTTCGCGGGTGGCTGCGTCGATGATTGCTTTATGTTCATATTTCATGCGTTTTCTTCCATTTGGTCATTGGATTGGAATTGCCAGGTGTAGCCTTTGTGCGTTTTGTTCTCGCCAGAACAGCAGCGGCTTATGCACCCGCTGTCGAAACCCTCTCGAACTGCTTCAAGCGCGCACTCAAAAAGTCTCGTGGCGCCAGTGGTGATGCATGTACTCAAAACTGGTTTGCTTGTTGGATGGTCGGCGCCGAACTTGCCAGTGCAGGCGTTTTCCTCGCCAAGTGACTGATAAGAATGGAGCTTGTTCTCAGATGCTGTTACCCATTCAAGATTTGCTGATACATTGTTTCTCTTGTCACCATCCTTGTGATTTACCGTGTTGCTAGAGTTTTACAAGCCCTTCCCGGACCAGGGTGTCAATCGTGCGGAAGCAGCCTTCCGCGTGGTACAAGCGTATTTCTTGTTGCGTATCCCATGTTGCAGATCGACCATCAATCGCATCATGGCAAGCAGAGCAGGCCCAGGCGCCCTGTAGATCGTTTGGCTTCATTCCGGTGCCGCAGGTGCCAGCCAGTCGGTAATGCGCCAGCACGACGGTTTCAGGGTTCCCGTTGCAGATGCCAGGGATGCGAACCATGCAATCCCGGCCGCGTGCTGCTTTGGTTATTCGGTTCTGGCTCATCAGTAACGCCTTTCCCAATGATCGGCTTGGGTCCACTTCACGTCATGCTCGGCACCGAACGCTTGAACCCATTCGATTAATTCAGCGCATTTGCGCATGCTGAGCTTGCTGGTGGGCTCGTAAAGCACGTCGATGCCGTTACCATCGATGGCTGGGATCATCTGGATGGTACTGCCGCGCTCGCGCAGCCATGCGGCCATGCACAAGCGCTTCCAGATGGTGACGTCCCATTTCATTCCGGCGTGTTCGACCTGGCGTGCGATGTCGGCCAAGCAGGCGTGCAACTTCTTGTTCTGCTCGGCGCTCCGGTCCTCGCCAACAATCGTCACCTTCTTCGGCTTGGTCAGGTCCAAGCCGGTCAGGTAGCCGATCAGGCGAGCGCGGTCAGATTCGGTGACCAGCTTGAAGTCCATGGCTCACCTCACTTAATGCTGATCGACGACTTTCCGGTTTCTCTGTGCGCGCCAGGCACTTTCTTGCCTTCCTTGATCGCCTTGGCAATCTCGGCTTTCATCGGCGCGGTGGTGACGGTGGTGTTGATGTACTCGTCGGGTATTTTCGATTCCTCGTCGATCACAACGATCGGCTTGCCTTTGCCCAGGGTGATAGTGAACAGCGGGTGGATGATCTTGGTTATCTTGCACTGCTCCATGTTCGTGCGCAGGTATTCCTTCAGCGAGGCCTGACGGTTCTCCAGCGCCTTCTTGCGGTCGGACAAGCGGGCAATCTGGGTCTTGATCGCTTCGATATCGCCGTCCATGTTCAGCGTGACCATGGCCAAGGCCTTGCCCTTCTCCTGGAACTCGCCCTCTATGCCTTCCATGGTGTCTTTCAGGGCGACGATCAGCTCATCGTCTCCAGCGTCGGCCAGTTTGGCTAGTTCCTGATATTGCTTGCTGATTTCGTAGAGAGCGGTCATTGGGCTTGCTCCTGACTGGTGGGCGCCGGCTCTTCAAAGCGCATCTGCTGCTCGGTATATTCGCGCGTGATGCGGGTAACGGCCTTAGTGTCTTTGCGGGCCGACAGCTTGCGTACCGCTACATCGTGGAAGGCCTTCAGCTCGTTCTTGGTCCGGGCGGTCTTCAGCGATTCGATCACGGATTGGATGAAGTCCAAGCGTTCTTGCTTCTGGCGTTCTTCTTCAGCGATACGGTCTTCAGCATGCTCAACCTGCTGCTCTTCGGCCAGCGCCTGTACATATTCGTGGTCATCGAACATGCCCAAGAACACGTCGGCGCTGAAGCCCAGCATGGACAGGGATTTCTTGATCGCATCGGTTAGCGACTTCTTGGGGGCTTCGCCATCAGTCGTGGTGCCGTACTTCGATTTGTAGAGGTACGGTGTACAGCCGTATTGCTCAAACTCGCCTCTGACGCCATCCAGAACGGCCCAAAACTTGATTTTTATGGTGTGGTTCAGTTCGAAGCCGAGGCTGGCGCGCTTCTCGGCCTCGCCGACGAACATCTCGGCGCCTTTGTCGAAACGCTCTTCAAGCACCGTCCAGCCGAAGCCGAAGCCAGCCGGCCCGAATACCTCGGTGGCCTTCATGATCATCGCCGTGCCATTGAGGCTGGTGATCTGCTGACCGCCGACCTTAGCGTCTTTGGTGTAACGGGTGTCGGTCTTGTCGACCTTATTCCAGATCTTCATGTTCTTATCGGTCATGGCTCAATCCTCGCTCGCACGCGGTTCATGACTTATCGCCTTCAGCTTGCTGATACGGTCGAGCAAGATGTTGACGCGGGATTGCGATTCGGCGCGCTCGATCTGAACACAAGATTCCAGCGCATCAATCTGGAGTTGATTGGTGTCGATCTCGGGGACGTCAATTTCCTGATCTACGGTCCCGAGAAGGATATAGTTTGCTGGCTTGCCGTTGTAGGATTTGGATATATCGAAGTCCATTACGGAAATTTTCCCGCTTCCAAAATCCTGAACGTTTTTGTGGATATACAGCTTGAATACCTGAATGGTCATGGTCTTTCTCCAGCGGGGTCTTGCGGTCGGCGTGCGTGTTTCTGTAGTGGCAGACTACATTCTATTCCGCCACTACGTCAACCGGATTTTCCAGTGTCGGCAACTTGCCCATGAAATAGATTGGAATGACGAACTCGGACCATGGCGAGCGCTTTACGCGTGCCACCTTCCCGCGCCCGGTGCACATCTCGCGGACCTCATCCGGCGAGCAATAGCCGATCTTCTTCGGAATGCACTCTTCGATCTGCTGCATGGCGTCAATCTTGTGGATCATCGCCTGGAGGTCTTTGTAGCTGAGCTGCACAATCTCTCGGTTATGGCGCTGAGCATCGGCGAGCAGGAATTTTAAGGGGTTGAGGTCGATCATTGGCTAAGCCCTCTGCCCTTGTTCTGCTCATGCAGCAGCACACGAATATCCTTCGCGAGTCGGCCAGTCGGATTCAGCGCAGCCTTTGCCTGGAGCAGATACCGACATGCAAGCTGAAGCGTTGCCGCGTGCTGGTCGATGGTGGCTTGCAGTTCGGCGAGTTCTGGTGGCTCGTCGCTAGACCGGATACCGCAAATAGAACATACCGTCGCGGTTCCATGTTCGTTTATATCCCACTCATGCGGCTGGCGCTCGACGACAGGGGCGGCGCTCTTTCGCTCGGGATGATCCGCACGCAACGAGCAATTCGGCAAACCCTTGCAAGAATTTAAGCTGCTGCCGTCTTTGCAACCGCAGAACTTTTCTTTGTACTCGTCCCATTTACTGCTCATTCGCTTGCTCCCGATTCGGTGGGTTTTCGTTGCGAATCCAGAAAGGCGCGGACATTCTTTGCCAAACCGGCTCTTGGGTTAAGTGCGGAAAGGCCGGAAGCAAGAAGCCTTGTCGCAAGCTGTAAGGCTGCCGAGGTTTCCGCATTCCGCTGCTCGGCGGCGGTCAGGCGATCAGACATTGCGTGAATCTCTTTGGTCAGGAAGGCAATGCGCGCACGCAAATGGTCGGCCTTCCCGGATTCGGCCAACTCTTCCCGCAACGCGGCCTCGCGGGCCAGTGCGGCGTCGTAATCTTTAGCCTCAACATAGCTTCCTGAACATTTGGGGGTTTCACTCATTCCGTCGAAAACCCACACCCATCGCTTAACTTCACTCATCTGATTTTATCCCTCTGTGCTATGTTCCAGCCCATCGTCCAGCGCTTGCAGGAAACGGGAGAGGACTCTTTGTCGAATGGGTTAAGGTGCAGCGCGATGCCGCGCAGAAACGCCGAGTAGCCGAGTTCGAAAGGGGTCATTTCACAACCCTCAATCCATGCCGATCTTTCGTCGCAGGAGTTACCTCGATCTGCACTGAGCCCCGAAACTCCATCGCCATAAAATGCTTCTGACAGTCCGGGTCGCCATCGAAGAATGACTTGAGAGCCTGTTTTGCATCAGCGCAGAGCAGTGTCAGGTAATCCGTCACACCGTCGGACTGGCGCACATAGGTGAATTGGTATTGCTTTAGCTCGGTGGACATTTTTCAATCCTCGCTAACTTTTCCGGCATACGTCTTCGCGCAGCCCTGGCACTTGCCGTTATTGCAGCGCCAGGCGTAGGAGGTCCATGTGGCGTGGCAGTGGGTGCACTGGATAAGCAGCTCTTCGTTCGGTGGATCGGCGAGCGGTGATGAACCGTAGAAGCGATTGCGCGGCTTCATTAAATCCATCCTCTCGATTCCGCCACCAGCACGCAGACCACCATGATTGCGGTGACGAATAGTTCAAGCCAGCGCGGGCTATCGTGGTCGCCGATCATGCGTTCACCCATGGCGCGTTGACGGGCGATGTGCAGCCTGACCTTGGCTTGGGTTGCTTTCGTTGCTTGAGTTTTCATGGCTTGGCCCTCGGTTATTGGTCGCTGCGACGGCGACCCTTGTTGTCGCGCTTGAGTTTGTCGGGGTCCAGTGACTCTCCGCAGAGCACCCACACCACCCACCCAGTTCCGACAATCGAGCTGGTGACGATCAATGCCAGCGCCAAGATCGGCCAGATCTGCGACCACATCTCAGTAATGCTCCGGAAGTTGGACTTCCCAGTAGGGGATTTCCGATTCGTCGGGGATGTGGCCAGCAGGCGCGGTGGTGTTGAAGTAATGCCGGATCGGCGCAGGCTTCTTGCTGCTCGCAAGGCGAAAGGCTCTCGATAAGGTGACAAACAATGCGTAGATCAACATTTCGGTGACTCCTTGGGCGTGTGCCTTCCTGGGAATGCCCGGCGAACCGGGCGAGATGCTTGTTGATTAGCCGGAGCCGTCGCCGGAGCCGGAGCCGTAGCCGTAGCCGGAGCCGTCGCCGGAGCCGGAGCCGTAGCCGTAGCCGGAGCCGTCGCCGGAGCCGTAGCCGGAGCCGTAGCCGTAGCCGGAGCCGTCGCCGGAGCCGTAGCCGTAGCCGTAGCCGGAGCCGTCGCCGGAGCCTGAGCCGGAGCCGTCGCCGGAGCCGTCGCCTTTATTTGTAGTCATTGATCGAAGCCTCGGCAGCCTCGCTGCATGGAATGGTTTCAATAACGCCAGTCA